TGATGAGGTTTTTGACAATGTTTCCATATGGTGAATCCATGATTTTTGCTTTACCCATGAAGTTGTCACCTTCTCTGGTAAGAGACTTAATCATATGAGATACACGCTCAAGATTGATTGTTGGACCCTGTGGATGACCCAACTCACCAAACGCACGATTCTTTTCGACATACTCTTTGTTGTAACGCTCTACTTCTCTCTCTAAAATATCTGTAGGGTACATGCGACCGTTACGGTTCTTTTGATTTGCTTGCATGAAGATGCCCTCAATGAAGAACTCTTTTTCTCCATCAGCATTTGCTTCTGCGATATATTCAAGATTTTCATATACCTCTTTGATGAGTTTCATTTTACTCTCCTGATGCCTTATGCATCTTTACGATAATAGTTCCTGTGCCACCACTTAAAGTGCAGTTTAAATTAGCAGTCAAATCACCCTGTGATACTTCTAATTTAATACCATTTCCTTGATAATCATGATGACCATTACCACCTAATTCTAACATAGTGTTGGCACCTCTTTTTACGGTCCATCTATTACCAGATGCAATACTCCACATGACTTCGGAAATTCTCATCTCAGATACGGTTTCACCAGCAGAATTTGCTGCTGGTAAGGTAGCATGATTCAATTTGAAACCATCATCATCCGTCGCACGCAATACGACATAACCACCAGGTTTATTTGATTTTGTTGTAATGGGCATTATGCAGTCCTCTTAGCAAACGTGAGCATTGTTTTATAGGAACTCTGGTCTTTCATCATCTCAGATTCCATACGCTTACGATTTTCTGGATTCAACTCTTTAAGAACGTCATTGAACATCTTTGCTTCAGCAGGGCTGACCTTGACTGACTTACCATCTTTCAACTTCATCATACCAACCTTGACTGCCTCATCAAGTTCGACTTCTTCTTTATACATATTTAATTCAAATGGTTTTGAACCACCCTTATTATATACTTGGACTTGAATATCGCCCTTATCACCTTTGAGTCTATATTTGTTAGTTTTACCTTCTGATGGTTTTCTTGGACCAGTTGCAACTTTATCATCAATCTCTTTGGAGTCAATCGTGATACCATGAAGTTTCTTAGCCATCTTATATGCGTGTTGCATCGCAGAGGAAAAGTCTCTGTGATAGAGATCATACTTTGACTCATCAAGTTCGACTTCTTCTTTGACAGTCTCTGCTTTCATATCGCCCTGTGACTTATCACCCTTGCGAGCAGGGGTCTTGCCAATCTTATCACGGAACTGAGCAAACTTGGTATCACCAGTTGTACCTTGCTTGACTGGTTTGTCTTCGCCTTCAGCATTATCTGATTCAGCGCCAGTGTGGTCCACCTGGTCCTTGTCAGATTTAAACTGATTGTCACCAGCAACAGGATGAGCAATGGAAACTGCTGTATGAAGATCAACAAACTCAGCCTCGCCGTCAGCACGAGGTGCTAACTCCTCTTCGCTGTCATCGTCATCTAAGATGTACTCATCAGCATCTGCTTCGCTGATTACTCTGATAGATTTAAAATTATTCATCGTCTGTCTCTTCTGGTGTTGTGAACAATGTTGATGCAATACTCATTTTCTCAGCGTCGATTCTATCGTTTGCTTTCTGTAATAACACATCAGCAACGGTTTCTCGAAACTTAACTGTGTCGTTAGTAGCAATATAATCAACAGCGTCTGACAATTTTGCTTCAATATCCATTTTATTGCACTCCTTTTATGTTATTTATAATATTTTTTATATGAAAAACGGTAGTTTATAATCTGTACCACTAATGTTGATTACGATATGCCCATCAGGTGATGCTACGACAGAATCTTCTGGAGCAGTTGAACCCAACGTCTGTGAAACAACAGATGTGTTACCTGAGTAAGCAGTCATGTCACCAGACGATACACTACCAGAGTTATTAGCAACTGCTGCCATATATGGGATCTTATAGTCAACGCCGTTTACATTGATTACCAAATGACCGATTGGATTTGCAGCAATAGCATCATCAGGTGAAAGACTGCCCAATGATTGAACGACACCTGCACTAGAGGTATTGCCACTATTTACGGTTACGGTATGACTTGAATTCGTTACAGTGCTGAATGATAGATTACCGCTACCATCAGTCTTTAAGATCTGACCTTGTATGCCATCAGCATGTGGAAAGGAATATGCGCTGTTCACAGACAGCGTTGAGGGGTTAGACCCAATCTCTAAGATTGATGTGCCGTTTGAGGTGTATAGTCTTTTGTCAGGTATGTTTAAGGCTAATTCACCAGTATCTAGACCAGATGTCGTCGGAACTCTTCCAGACACACTGGTCCGTTTAATTTTAATAACAGATGCCATAATAATAACTCCTATGTAGGAAGTAAGGAAGAGCAGGGGTCAACCCCCTGCTTCCTGTCGTCTAAGTCTATATAGACTTTATTCAATATTTATTTATAATATTTTTATTGTTATGGTATTACTAAGGTGTCGTCTGATGTATAGTCAGTAACAGTTCCATCGCCTCTGACAATTCTAACATATCCAGGACGACCTTCTTGTATATCTGCACCGCCAGCAGTTGTATAGTTTCCACCAGTACCATAAGCATCTGGAATTGATGGACCTGTTGGCGTACCACTTGGTCCTGCCCTTAGATGTGCGGAAGCATTACCACCATTCAAACCACCTGATAAAATACCAGATCCTGGTACATAAGTAAAGTTTGCTGGTAAGTTAGATGAACTATCTTCAAAATATCCTGAACCGCCGCCACCATCTCCAGTATTTGATGGGCTTGTACTGCCACCACCACCGCCACCATAGTAACCAGCACCACCTGCACCACTAAGTCTAGGATTGTTAGATGCTCCAGATTGAGAAGCACCACCTTTTAATTTCTCTCCTGCTCGACCACCATTGTCACTAGCCCTGGCACCACCAACAGATTGTGTACCGCCTTCACCAGATTCTGGTGCTAAACCGTCACCACCAGTAGTTCCACCACCTTGTCCACCACCACCTGTGGTAGGACTATATGTACCATTACCACCACCAGAACCACCAATGACTAGAGTAGCAGCATGTAATGTATCTACGTCAATTGGTGAAGAAGTTGACGCTGTAAATACTCCTGTGAGTGCGCCACCTTGTCCACTACCTGCACCACCACCAAATTCATTTTCTCCAGTCAATCGAGTTGTACCTGGATATCCAAGACCGCCAGAACCAACCATAATGTTTAGTGTTGTACCCGGAGCTACTTCATATTGAGCAGTAGCATATCCACCACCGCCACCATATTGACCAGACGGCGCAGTTCTTCCACCACCACCGGCACCCCATACTTCAATCGTAATAGTTTCATTGCCAGATGATGGTCTAGGAAATGCACTATCTGGCACATTATAGGTAGTTGAAGAATATCTTGCGTTGCCTTTTGTGACACGAACCTCATCCATGAAGCCAGCAAAACCTGTGCTATCTAATGGACCACTACCGACTCTGAGAGCGTTGCCACTCAATCCAGAAGTTGTGAATGTGCCTTCAGCAACACTAACACCGTCTAGTGAAATGACGAGATTGTTGGATGCTCTAGAGAACGAAACGAACTGCCAAGCACCTGTTGTTACTTGCGTGCCTGATGATTGTGTTAAAGTAGTTGCACCGTGATATGCTGTTAGATATGAATTTCCGCCGCTTGTATTGATACCAAAATTTACGCCATCAGCAGTCAAAGAAGCGATGACATTATTGCCTGATAATGTTGTTGGATAAATCCAACCTTCTATTGTTAAATCGTCGCTTAAATCAAATTTAGATGATATACCAGTTTCAACATAGTCTCCAAGACCATCTAATTTTAGAGATGTAAATCCAAACTTTACTTGCTCTGAACTTGTAGCTGCATCACCATAAACCTGTACATTGGCGGTATTTGCATAATCCTGAATGGTCATAAATTAATCTCCTGTACTTAAAAGAAACGATACATTAGCTTCTAATGCATCAGAGTCAAATGTTCCGCCATCACGTTCCGCAAATGCTCTAGTAATAAATGCATTAGTATTTGCTACTGATGCATTAAATGTTGTAGTATTTACTCTTGAATTCCATAGTGTGCCACCTACAAATGAAGTAGTATTTGCATAGTATGCTACAGATGTTACAACTTTTTGCGTTAATTGTCTGTCACCAAATTCGTCAGAGGTTTTTTGTAACTCGTTAGCTCCATCAAACATAGTAAAGACAGAAGACGAATCGCCAGCATGTAACCGCTGGTCTGCGGTATTGATGGCCAATTCGCCTTCTTCTAATGAAGATGGAACAGCACCAGGAGTAGAAGATCTCTTTAATTTAATTATCGATGCCATGTTTATCTCCTAATTAAAATGTACCACCATCAGCAACTGCTGCTTCGGCGGCAATAAATGCATTGGTATTTGCTAATACTGCATTAAATGTAGCAGCAGTTACCTTTGCTGTCAAGAGACTATTATCGACAACTGAGTTTGCAAACCCAGTAACACTAGTAACAACTAAAGAACCTGGAGTCAAGTCTTCGACTGCTGTTTGCCCTACCGATACGGCTTTTGCCCCACCAGTATGAATTTGGAATACAGCAGTGCTGTTTGCAGAATATAATTTTTGATCTGCTGTGTTAAGCGCAATTTCACCTTCTGCAATTTGAGAAGTCGTTGGAACTGCACCAACAGTACTAGATCGTTTTAGTTTAATAACAGATGCCATAGTCAACCCCCTTTCTAAATTCTACATAGATTGTTGGGGAGCCGAAGCCCCCCAACGCTTAGTTATTGTAGATTAGAAAGAACCACCATCAACAATGGCGTCTAACTGACCAATGGCATAACCAGTACCACTCGTATCAACTGTTACAGTTGGGTCTGCTTGTAAGTCTTTAAAGACTTTGAAGACACCATCTGTAGCATCACGGAAGATACCAGCATACTTAGCAGTTGAACCTTCGTCATACAAGGCATAGAAACCAGTATCAACAGCATCTGTTTGGTTATTGGATGCCAACTTGATTAATGGATCCATAACTTCTAGAGTTGTTGTTGAAATGTAGGTCACTTCACCTTCAACGGTTAAGTTACCATCGATGTGTGTGTTACCAGCAACTGACAAGTTTGTGCTGATAGTTGCACGACCTGTGTGAGCAAGTAAACCAGATGACTCTGGATTTGCCTTAGTTAGAAAATCACCGCTAAGAGTAGTGCTTAGATTGCTGATGCGAGTGTTAGTATTAGCAAGTGCGGCACGCTCAGAAGCAATTTGAGTGTCCAAGTTGCCTTGTGTAGCAGCAATGTAAGCATTGGTATTAGCAAGGTTTGAAGCCTGTTTTGCTTCTTGTGTATCCAAAGCACTTTGTGTATTGGTATTCAACAAACGAATTGCTGTATTAGTAGCAGTCAAGTTAGTATTCAACTGAGCAATTGCCAAGTTGGTATTACCAAGAGCAGCACCTGATGCAATAGAACTTTGCACCGAAGTAATAAAGGCATTAGTGTTAGCCAAATCACTTGCTTGCTTTGCTTCTTGTGTATCCAAAGCACTTTGTGTATTGGTATTCAACAAACGAATTGCTGTGTTGGTTGCAGTCAAGTTAGTATTGACAAGATCAACACGAGCAGCTTGTGTAGCAATATCACTGGCATTGGTTGTTGTCAATGCACGAATAGCAGTGTTAGTAGCAGTCAAATTAGTATTGACAAGATCAACACGAGCAGTCTGCGTTGCAATATCAGTATCATTAGAAGTAATTAATGAACGAATTGCTGTGTTGGTTGCTGTCAAGTTAGTATTCAACTGGGCAATTGCCAAGTTGGTATTACCAAGAGCACCACCTGATGAAGCTTGAACACTAGCAATGAAAGCATTTGTGTTAGCAAGGTTTGAAGCCTGTTTTGCTTCTTGAGTATCAAGAGCAGACTGAACAGAAGCAATAGCTGCGTTTGTGTTAGCAAGAGCTGCTTCACCGATACGGACAACAGCACCACCAGCTTGCTTAGAATAGATTACACGGTCTGCAAGGTTAATTGCAACCTCACCGACCTCAAGATCTGAACCAGCAGGAATTGCACCGGCGCTACTGGACCGTTTAAGTTTAATTACGGAAGCCATTTTTAATATTCTCCTATAGGATTAATTTATTTTTTAGAAATAGGTGGAAGACCACCTCGGATAACTAGTTTCCCCAGAGGGGTCGTGGTTGGTTTATCCTCATTCTGAAGAGGATGAACCTCATCATTGATATTTTCAACCGGATTCATATCGTACATTTCACCATCATAATCACTTTTACCACCGAAAAGACCGCCGAACATATTAGTAAATTTAGTGTTCTGTTTATTCTTCTCTGTGAATTTTTTATCTAGATAAAATAACTTATCTTGGATTACTTTATTTAGTTTTTCAAGTTCTTTAACCCTTTCATTTAGATAGGTATTTTGAGACTCTAATACTAAATTTTTTTTAATAATTTCGTTTATATATTCTTGTTGTTTATCTATATAGGTGTTGATAACATCTAATTTTTTACCATCAATCTCTTCCATGTTACTAAAAATCTCCGCCATCTAAAACATTTACACCAAAGGTTGGTGTGCCGTTTGCAGCAATTTGAAGGATGTTACCATTTGCACCAGAGGCAAATCCCATTGTTGTAGTATTTGCACCAAATAGAACGCCATCTTTAGTCAATGAACTGACACCTGTACCACCTTGCTCTACGCCGAGAACGGTCGATAGAATGAGTGTGGTAATTGTAGTATTGCCAGTGAGGGTCTGGTTGAAGTTGTTAGCAGAACCACCACCAACACCAAACGAACCAGTATACCTTGCTCCACTTATATATACGGATTTACCAGTGAAGCTTATACCGTTTGGTAGATTGTCACCGATAAAATGTAGGACGCCACTCTGATAATCAAAGAACCATTCGTCGTTGTTACCAGATCCAACACCAAAAACTTTGTCACCACCACTAGCACCAGAAGCATCACTACTAGTATGTATATAAACTTTCACACCGTATGTGGCACCAATCTCTGTAGGAATCCAATCTGTTGAACCTGTTTTCCATGTCCTGTTCGCTGTTGCTGTACCATCAGCAGTACACTCGACTGGAGCAGATGTCGGATAAACTGTGACCACACCAGACGATGATCCTGGCATGACTGAAGGAATAGAACCAGAGTTTTTCCAAACACGGTCGCCACGAAGCAATAACGGACTTGCGATTGATTCGTTTGGTGCTTTCTTGTTAGCATTCGTATCTGTCTTCGTTAGACCATATCCAATCTTTTTGAATAGATAGTCTAACTTTTGTGCGTCAGAGATAGCCATTTAACTTGCGACTCCCACGCTTAGTGCTGTTACTGATTGACCGCTTGCTAAAGCGATTCTAACCAAGACCACGTTACCTGTAGAATTGGACATATTTTCGCTTCCTAGTGTTAGGGTCTTAGACCCGCTTAGACTTGTACCTGTTAGGATTCTATCACCATTTGTGAAAGCACAACCATCAGAACCATTACCGCCATTCCCTGTATCGCTACCAGGAACACCTGCGCCGGCATATGTTACGCTTGTATCTAACCAACCGTTTAACCCACTTGATGTATCCGTACCAGAACCAGGAGCAGCAATCCAACAACCTGAGATACCAGATGAACTGGTAATACTTAGGTCGAAGTTAGCAACCGCAACTCTACGGAAGGCAAACGTAAAATATTGTGTGCCAGTGTCACCACTACGATCTGGACCAACAGGTAGATATCCAGAACTGTAATCGGTAACATCGTGTTTTAGAACGCCTAGACGAATCGTTGCTTCTTTTGTACCAGACACACCTGGATCAGTTGACTCGCTATATAGACTGTTTGTATAGAAGTTTGTTGAACCTGTGAAAGATGGTGTGTCTGTTGTGTCACCACTGAAGTTAAATACACGAACACCATCATCATCATGTGTTGATCCTAATGAATCAGCAACAGGAATAGCCTGCTCAATAATACCAGATTGCCCGGAGGTATGTACTTGAATCTTGCCTGGGATTGAAGTGTATGAACTTGTGCCATTGACGTTCTTTACCCTTATCTTAGCGGTGTCAATGGTTCTTACACTTGAAGATGTAAGTGGAATAGTGAGCGCACCAATTGCATAAGCAGAACCAA